ACCAATCAGCCGTCTAGACGGTGGGATAGACCACATATCAAATGAGTCCAAGTAAGACTCACAACTTTTTACGTAAAGAGACAAGTAAATATACCTTTTAAATTTTAAGAAAAATGTCGAGTGCTTTAACTACCGCTTTAGGTAGAATTAATAGTACAGCCTCCACACCTCTAGCTTTAAATACTGCATACGATACTAAGTATGGAACCTATTTGAAGCTCTTCAGTGGAGAGCTGTTTAAAGGATTCCAACATAACGCTATCGCAAGAGATCTTGTTATGAGAAGAACCTTAAAGAACGGCAAATCAATGCAGTTCATTTATACAGGACGCATGAGCGCAGATTATCATGTTCCTGGCGAACCCATATTGGGTCAAGAGAACGCACTTCCAGTAGCTGAAAAATATATCCAAATGGATGACCTATTAATCAGCTCTGCGTTTGTGTATGAATTAGACGAGACACTTGCACACTATGAATTGAGGGGAGAAATTTCCAAGAAGATTGGTTATGCATTAGCAGAAAGATACGACAGAAATATCTTCCGTGCTATTACAAGAGGTGCTCGCAAAGCTTCACCTATCAGTGCTACTGGCAAACTTGAGCCAGGTGGTGGAACAGTCCAAGTTGGTTCTGGTTCAGGTGCTGCTGCTGACGCATTAGATTCTGGTAAACTTATTGACGCATTTTATGATGCTGCTGCAATGCTTGACGAAAAAGGAGTCAGCGGTTCAGGAAGAGTCGCGGTGATTTCTCCACGTCAATACTATGCACTTCTACAAAGTGCTGGTGCTGTTTCCGGTCTAATTAATAGAGATGTACAAGGTACTGCTCTACAGTCTGGACAAGGTATCATTGAAATAGCTGGTATCAAAATCTACAAATCTATGAACATACCTTTCCAAGGTAAGTTTGGTACTGGATCAGCTTCTTCAGCTGGTGCATATAAAGGTGGAAGTTTTGTTGGTGCTGCTATAGATAACCAAGCTGACTCAGTAAATGGTGTTAACAATGATTATGGTCCTGCTAATGGATTTGCTACATCATGTGGTCTTGTTTTCCAAAAAGAAGCTGCTGGTGTTGTAGAAGCTATCGGACCTCAAGTTCAGGTAACAAACGGTGACGTTTCTGTAATGTACCAAGGTGACATCATCCTTGGACGTTTAGCAATGGGTGCGGATTTCTTAAATCCTGCATGTGCTGTTGAACTACATACTACAAATACTGCTCCAACTGAGTTTTAAGCTCAAATTTTATACATTTATACGGGACCTTCGGGTCCCTTTTTTTTATGACCAATCCCACAACAATTGACACCGATACAAACCTATCCGCAGTGAACTCAATACTGGGAGCTATCGGTCAAAGTCCAATAACAACAACATTAAATTTTGAAAATCCTGAAACAAGATTTATATTTAACATCCTTACTGAAGTCAATAAAGACGTACAGAATGAGGGATGGGTTTTTAATACTGCTACACAGATAAAATTCACACCTGACAGTACAACTAAACGTATAACAATAACTGACGACATAATTAGATTTGACATATCAGACGGACAGGTATTTAGATTTCAAGACGTTATAAGGAAAGTAGATAGCGGAACAGCATATTTATTTGACAAAGTTAAAGAAGCTGATGAGGGTACAGGTAAAGGTTTTGAATTTGATAGTGACGTATATATGGATGTTACTTATCTATACGAATATATAAATCTGCCACAAGTATTTAGAAGATACATAGTTTCCAGAGCTTCAGTAAGAGCAGCTACACAGTTAGTAAATAATCCACAACTTGTACAGCTACTACAACAACAAGAAGCATTTAACAGGGCTGGATGCCTTGAATATGAATGTAATCAGGGAGATCACTCCTATCTAGGGTTTGGACACAACCAATCTTATAGAGCCTATCAACCTTACAAAGCACTACAACGCTAATGACAAGTATCACACAAAAAATAAATTCGATTAATGGTGGTATTTCTCAACAGCCTGACGAATTAAAAATTCCAGGTCAAGTTGTTACAGCTAAGAATGTATTTCCTGATGTAACTCATGGATTACAAAAACGTCCGGGAAGTTTATTAGTTAAATCATTATCTAATAATGGAACTGCTTCTTTAAACTCACAAGAAAATGGTAAGTGGTTTAGCTATTACCGAGATGAGAATGAGCAATATATAGGACAGATCAGTAGAACTGGTGATGTAAATATGTGGAGATGTTCTACATTTACTGTTGGTGGTGTCACTTATCCAGCTGGAGACCCTGTCAATGTAGTACCTGATTCAAGTACTTCCTCAGCAATAGCTACTTATTTAACACACACAGCTGATGATGATATACAAACTCTTACTCTTAATGACAATACTTTTATAAACAATAGAACGTATCCAACTGCAATGGCTGCGACTACTGAACCAGCCCAACCTAATCAAGCTTTTATTGAATTAAAGCAGATTAAATATGCCAGTCAGTATGGTGTGGATTTATTTAACAGTACAACGTCTAATACTTTAAGTACTGTTTCTACAGTAACTAGATTAGGTATTGAATATAATGCCAGTGCTTCGCCTGATCCAAACAATGCCGTCAATACTGATGGTAGTGCAACAGATTACGACCTTGATACTGATGGCACATGTGACTCTGTAGGAACACAGCTTTTTACAGTTAATGCTTCTGACACTAATTCATATGTTGTTCTTTATACTGGATCATCCAGTGCATCAAATACATTTAATAATCGTGGTACAGATTTAATATTTAGGATCACAACTACTGGACAACCTACAACTGATGGAGGAAGTAATCCTACATATGTTTGTAGATATACTGTAAAAATAGATTTATTACATGGTGGATCAGGTTGGCAAGTAGGAGATAAAATCCGTGTTGAAACTTGGAATGGTCATACTCAGACTCATTATAATGTTGTAGTTGAAGAAGTATCTACAGCCAAAGTTGCTGCGAATTTAGGTTTAGTACGTCCTACACCAACACCCTTTGATGGTGAGACTGCTATAACTGGCGACATGATCTTAGGTAAAATCAGAGAAGGTATTACTGGAAATGCTACAAATACTGGAAATGGGTTTGAGGTTGAACAGATAGGTGATGGATTATATATAACTAGGACAGCTGGTACTTTTAATGTCAACACACCAGTATCTGAACTACTAAATGTACTGACAAGTGAAGTTCAAGATGTAGCTGACCTTCCTAAACAATGCAAAGATGGATATGTAGTTAAAGTTAGAAATAGTGCTAATGACGAAGATGATTATTATTTAAAGTTTTTTGCTAATAATGGTTTAAGTGGTGATGGTGTTTGGGAAGAATGTAATAAACCAACAAGGAAAATTGCATTTGATAAAAGTTCTATGCCTGTAAAATTAGTAAGAACTAGCTATACACAATTCACACTATCCCAAATTGCTTATGAAGACTGTGCAGTAGGTGATCCTAAAACAGCTCCAAAACCTAGTTTTATATCAACTGTGGCTGGTCAAGATGAAGATATAGTAACTGCTAATAAAACTATTAATAAAATGGTTTTCTTTAGGAACCGTCTTGTATTTCTCAGTGATGAAAATGTAATAATGTCTAGACCGGGAGACTTCTTTAATTTCTGGGCTAAGTCTGCAATAGCTGCTTCAGCTGAAGATCCTATTGATATATCCTGTAGTTCTGAATATCCTGCAATAATTTTTGATGGTATAGAAGTAAACAGTGGATTAGTTTTATTTACTAAGAATCAACAGTTCATGTTGACTACAGATAGTGATGTACTAAGTCCTATAACTGCCAAGATAAATGCGTTATCTACCTACAATTTCAATCACCAAACCAATCCAGTTTCACTTGGTACAACCATAGCGTTCTTAGATAATGCTGGTAAGTTTACCAGAATGTTTGAGATGGCTAGTGTATTAAGAGAAGGTGAACCAGTAATACTTGAGCAAAGTAAAGTTATAAGTAAACTATTTCCAAAGAATATAAATTTGATAGCTAATAGTAGAGAAAACTCTTTTATTGTATTTGCTGAAAAGAATCAACCAACAGTATATGGGTTTAGGTATTTCACTTCAGGTGAAAAACGAATCATGCAATCATGGGTTACATGGGAACTATCAGGAAACATACAGTATATGTGTATGTTAGACGATGCTATTTATGCAGTTGTCAGGAATGGTACGACCAATGTAATGCAGAAGATAAACCTTAAATTGAGTGGTGAAGATGGTGAATCAATAACCCAATACAGTAATACTCATGGGGTTCATTTAGATAATATCCATACAATATCTCATTCAAGTACAACTCTTACTTATAACTCTTCAGCTAATAAAACCACCTTTGCAATGCCAGAGGGGTTCTATTACAAAGTAGCAGAGAGAAACTTATTAGCTAATTCCCAAACAATACCTAACCCAAATGGTAGTGAATTAATAGTTAACCCTTTAGGTGTAACTGAAGATATAAGTTACTATGATTTTGCCACTAATGAAGCTAATAATACGTTTCATATATTTACGGCAGCTACTCACACAACTGGGTCAGGAGCAGTTCAACCATACGCAAGTACATTGTATGCCAGAACCGATCAAGGTACTTGTAGTATTAGTATGTACCTTAATGGAGGTAATGTAGATGCAAGCGGTAATAGTAACTCTACTTCTATTAGCCCACCTCATCCAGATGATTCAAGAGGTAGAGAGTTTTTAGTAGATACTACATGGAGAAGAATAGGAGGTACACAAACTAATGTTAGTACTAGCTACCGAAATAACCATCCAGAATTTGATATAGAATTTGAAAATCCAGCAGGAAACTCAACCACAACTAAAGTGTACATTTGGGGAGCACAATTAGAACAAACAAGTGTCACGTCTTTAGAAAGAACACCTATAACAGACAATAAGTCTTTCGCTGTCTATGACGTAGATTCTTCAAATGAACTTGGTCGTTTTAGAGAAGCAACTGTAAATAGTGGAACTATAGAAATAGAAGGTGATTGGAGAAATCAAGATTTCCTACTAGGTTATCTATATGACATGGAAGTTGAACTACCTAAGTTCTATGTAACTCAACAATCAGGAGATAGATTTGTATCTGATGTACAAAGTAACTTAGTTGTACACAGAGTTAAGTTTAACTTTGGTCCGTTAGGTGCTTATCAGACAACCTTAAAAAGAGTTGGTAAACCTGATTTTACAGAAACATACGAATCAATATTTGCAGATCAATATTCTCCCAGTAAATTAGCAATACAAACTGAACAGGAAGTTACAGTACCTGTATATGAGAGAAATACAAATTACACATTAACAATTAAATCTAGTAAACCTACACCAGCCACACTGTATTCATTGGCATGGGAAGGAGACTATTCAAACACATTTTATAAACGTGTCTAAATATATTCACCCAGTAACGATGGAAGCTGCTTTAACAGTAGCTTCTAATCTTTTACCAGATGACCGTAGGGAAGTAGAAGAGGGTCATGGACATGAT